CGAGTCAATCAATCAGTCAATCACTCAGTCAATCAATCGGTCAGTCAAACAAACATCGCCCAAAAACTGAGGCCAGTCGATTGGAGCAGAATATGATGAAGCAATACATGATGAAACACCCTCCTCCATCAGCCTCAAGGCATCACCCCCACGATGAAGTGTCAAGGCTTTAGGTGATGAAACCAGGATCCATGATGCACCGCCAACTGTTGCACGGCGCATGTGCCAAGAACATTGAAAAGGGGATAGTGATACTCGGTCGTTCGATGTACACTTAAGTTCAAGCCAAAACTCACGACCGCCATAGCACGCATTGACGTCAGGCACTCCCTGCTGTAATGCTCCCGTCTCGATCCTCTGCCAATGGACCTTGGGCAAGTTCGTCTTTAGAGCTTGATACAATTTCTTCTCTGTACTGTACATCGTTCACTACTTTCATATTGTCACCGTCCAACAACTGCTTTAACTTTGAAGCAAGCTCCTCGTCCGACATAGATTCTACCTTTGAAACAGTAACCTCTTTTTTCTCGATATATAGCCCAGCGGCTCGACCTCTCGAGACCTCAGCCGAAATAGCCGCGCTGATTTGCCCTGTTATCTTAGCTTCATCGCGAAGATGGGAAAGCTCTGTTAGATGCGAGTCCATGGAGACAGCTGCACGTTCTCGCTCGATTTGAATTAATTCTATAATGTGGTTTGCGATAAGAGGATTCTTGCGAAGCAAGGCAGACCCTTGGACTTTCGCACCAAATTTGTGTTTTGTAAATCCTGCTTTACGAGCAGCCTCTGCTCCTGACGCTCCCTGTACATACAGCTGACAAAACTTTTTGTGCGCTGGTGTCAGTGGTCGTAGTCTCTTACCTTCGGGCGTGACCCAATATAATCCGCACTCTGATGGTTCAACTGGTGTGTGTTCTAGGGTATCCAAAGATACTGGTGGTTTAGCCAATGTCTTCTCCATAATGCTTAACAAAGTAAACATAATGGTTTCTCTAACCTAGCGCAACAACTAACCAATGTCTGTCTGTGTAGGTTTATACAATGCTTGTATAAGAAACTTTTGCCGCGACGTCTTATCGTTCTTATGATATTTGACAACCCTATGATTTATACTATTATAAATCTCATAGTCCAAGATCCAAGGTACAAGAGCATTACAGCAAGCATTATGAGATTATGACATTATGATCTAGCTTTTAGTCACTCAGACACTCAAACCTGTAGGAAAAAAGATTGGGGGCAAAAGCCCCCAAGTTTTAGTCGTCTTCTGTCGCCCAACCTAAATCCTCACACCATTTCGCATGATGTAATTGTATCCACCTACGCCAAGCATCTGGATCTGTCTCTAATTCCGACCAAGTAAATGACATCGCTTCTACTAAACCAGCAGGGTATGCCTTGACTTGATCAATATCTTTTGGCGGGATTAAACAAGCTCGATGTGGCTCATAATTAGCGTTTAATGGTATAACAGTAACTATTACAAAACCAGCTTGATAGTATGCCATGTATGAAATCATTTCCTCACACTCTATTAAAAGTGTACGGCTGATAGCGTCATCTCTCTCGACACCGAGAAGCTGTGCAAACTGAGGAATATCTTCGTTTCCTACTTTCATAACTTTCTACCTTTCTTTTAACTCTTTATATAAAAGATATTCGATAGCCATGGGGTAACTGACTTTTTTAACGCCCCACCGATTAGCGAGTATCTCACATAATTTAGCAAGATCTTGTTTGACCTCGGGCTTTACTTTGATAGGATTATCCCAATGCATAATTACCCCCACCACTCCTGCGCATCGCTAGCTGGACCGTATGACGGAGTAGCCTTATAAAAAACCTCAGGCATCTTATCGACTAAGAACGAAGAACGAGTATCGAAAGTACCTAGCACCTCAAGAGTATCAACAAAGTGATAGACAACACCAACGTGTTTATCGTTAGTAGTATCAGGACAAAAGACAGTACAACAAAAACCCTCTGGCCAATAACCATACTGGTCTAACAAATTAAGGAAGGGTACAACTTGGTCAAGCTCGTTAAGTGTAGCAACTAAACGGTCATCGCAAGCCTCGCGCTCTGCATAAATGTAAATCATCTTTCTACCTTTCTATTTAAGTTATACTATAGTATAGTCTACAAAGTAGTAGAAAGATACTACAAAATACCACAAACTAATCACCGTTTGACATAGTCGATAGCGGCATAGAAAGTTTCCCAGCTAATACCAAGATTAGCATCAAAGTTATGTGCTATGATGTTTAGAACTTCTTCAGCCTCGTCGTCTGTAACTTTTTTGTTTTGATCAGAGGCGGCTTGATGCACGTCCTCTATATTCCAATCATCGCGTAAGACAGCTTTTCCATCAATATATTCAATATGAGCCATTTTAATCTCCTCAAATTAGAAAGCCCCAAGGTCAGCAGCGAACCTTGGGGCGAGTAGAGGG